TTCTTACCATCCCCTTTTGCCCCAAAATCTTTTACAGAAACTACATCTTCTAATTTACTATCTATAGTTCTAACTGTAGCACCCGTACCAGACGGTGTGAAAGCAGTCTGATCTGCTTGTATTTTTGTTAATGTCATAATTTTATCCGTTATTTGATCTACTTATTTCTATCCAGTAGGAAGAAACATACATTAAAAGCAGACTGTCTGTGCTATGATCTAAAGTACAATCACCACTAAGTCTAAGATTACCAGTACCGTCTTTTGCTACAACTGTTCTAGAATCATCGTGAGCAGTAATAAGTAACATTTGTCCTGTAGCTCCACCGTTAATGGTATCTAAATTATCTGAAGCTGCATCGCCTTCTGTATCTACTGTATGGTAAGAATGTGTTGCTGTAATCACTCCTAAACCACCAGCTTCTACAATAGTTAATTCAGTACCTTGATTAGAAATAAATTTATCAGATTGAACTTTTTTTGTTCTTACATTAGCAAAGTTTTTTGAGCTACTACCTAAAGTAAAGGTATTATCAACATTTGGATGTAAAGTATTTGCAGCAAGTCTTAGCTGTGCTTTTGATGACATAAATAAGCCATCGTTAGTATATACGGTTAGGTCTAATACACTGCTATCGTCAGCATCAACAATACTGGTAGATCCTAATGATCCGTGCGTGGTAGTGCTACCTCCAGTATTTAAATAATTAACTATACCTGATGAATAAGATGAAAATAAAAAATTTACAATACCAGTTCTATGTGTAAATTTAATTTTAGAATTAGCCTGTTCACCATAACCAGAAATAAAATCGACTCTGTTTGCACGATCAATATTAACTAATACACCTGTAGTTGACACTCTCGAATCTACAGCAATAAATCTTTGACCTTGTATAGTTTTTGCTACGTTAGTAGATAAAGCACCATCAATACTTATACCTGATGTTCGACCAGAATTAAATACAATATCTGAAGCTCCTCCCCAACCCCACACCCAAAATGGGTTACTTCCGCTTGCAGCAGAATCTACAGCAGATTGGGTTGTACTATCTGTTGGTGTTACATAGGTAATACCCACTGGGCTAGTGTCTCTTGTAGTACCTTGAATTTTTATACCAAAATCAGAAACACCATTTGTATTGCTTCTAAATATAAAATCTTCAGCATAAAACTCATTCATTCCTGTGCCACAATTAATCGTTACAGACGTACCAGCCTGATCGGTTACTGTAGGTTTGTTGATATTACTTCGACTAGCATCAAGATATAAACAAGCGTTTGTAAAACCTCTCATAGAAACTTTACTTACACTGCATTGTTTAACACATGGATAGAGAATACCAATGCTCCAATGGTTAGCATCAGTAAGAACAGTTAAATTTTCTATATAAATACCATTACCACCAGCTACTAAACAAGGGGTTTGAGTTGCATCAGTACCACTTGCTATATCAGTCCAAACTTGACCAGTGCCAGCACCAGTAGTTTTTATAACAGTACCTTTAGTATAATCTTGTTCTGAAACGTCAGCCTTACCTGATCCAATTATTCTAGTTCCCTCTGGAATTATTAAAGTTTTAGATATTAGATAAATACCTTTTGGCATTAATAAAGTTTTGCCTGCTGCTGCATTAAGAGCAGCTTGTAGTTCGGCAGTATCATCAGCTACACCATCTCCTACTGCAGCAAAATCTTTAACTGATACTACATCTTCTAACTTACTATCAACTGATCTGGCTGTAGCTCCTGTGCCTGCTGCAGTAAATGAAAGTTTAGTTGCATTTATAGCAGCGTTAGATACTACCTGTGCATCAGATATACTTGTTATCTGTGGAGCATTAGTTGTTTCGTGAGCTGGACTAGCTTCTACCCATTGAGATGAGTCTGCATCTTTATAGTAAACATATGTCCTACCAGATACCGTGTCATACCATCTGTCTCCATTTACAGCACCTTCTGGAGCAGTTGAGCTGACCTGTCCGTTAACGGTATTAAATCTTTCTTGTAATGCAAATAAAGCTTGATCTTGGTTAGTATTTAAATCTACAGCTCTAACGGATGATCCAGCAGCGTAAACTGCTCGAGCTGTATCTATTCCTGTTGATCGGCTAATTCTTACATTTGCTGTTCCGCTTGCTGGAGCAGTTACAAATGTAAGGTTTGTTCCGGATATAGAATAATGGGTGGTTTCTGTTTGTAATACGTCGCTTACAAATACTTGTAAGTCAGACGTAGCTAAGTATTCAATTGTAAACGGGAAAACAGTTTGAGATCCTGTCCCGTCAAATTTTTCTTCAGTTGTCTTTGTTGTTGCCATTATTTATATATGTTAAGAATGTTTGCTGTATCTGAACGTTTTTGAATACGTGCAATTTCTTTTTCACGTTGCTCGAATATAACTTTCTGTACAACTTCTTGTTTGCTAATCGAAGCCCAAGCCTTTCTACGTGCCGTATAAAATAGACTTTCTATAATCCTATTATGGTAGTAGTCCCTTACATCAAAGTCGCCACGTCTACCAGATTTTATATCTGTGTACATTTCTTCTAATGATGCTAGTATTTTAGGATCTTTAGCTAGTTTGTTAAGTTTTAGTTCTAAGTTTTGTAAACCTATAGCTTGTTGGAACAAAGATCTAACCACTGGAGTATCTGTAAGCTTTGTGCCGTCAGGTGCGTAGTATGTAGATGTACGTAGATCATAACCACTATTAAATAGTAATTGTCTACCTTCGCTTTGTTCTAAGTTAAGTGTTACTGGACTTACAGCATTATACGCCCTTGTTAAAAAGTCCCAATCTTTGAGTGGTTTACCGTTTAGTAGGTCATACTTTTTAGGTAACTGTTGTGTACCAGCTAGTTGTTCAGTAAGTAAGTTTCTATTACGTATTGATTGTATTACACCTGAGTTTATTTCACGCATGTATGGTGTAAATAATCTACCAAGCTCGTTACGTAAACCAGCAAGAGGCACAGTGTTGTTAGCAAGAGATGCTACAATACGTTGACCTTGACCGGGTCTAGCACCGAATAGATCTACAAATGACTGTATGCCTGCTAGATATGACTTACTTGTAATAGCTTGAGCTACAACAAGAGATATTTTACCTAACTGGTTTTCTGTCCACTCTTCACCCATCAATTCACTTGCATCACCTACGTCAGCGATTGTAGACATAATAAGGTTGAATGGTTCAAAGTTATCGTAACCAACACGTACAGCACCTAGCTTTATAGTTCTTGGTTCCCACTTACCATCTATCCAGACCTGCCTTTTCTGTCTGTCAACTGGGCCATTACCATTAAGATCACCACGCATCCATGCCTGTGTAGCCATAAATACTACAGCAGAACCCATTGCAAGTCGACCTGTTTGTAAAGCTCTAGCATTAGCAAGCTCTTCTGCTGAAAAGATACCATACTTGTTAACACTAGATAAATCAGCTGGGTTTGCAAATGCTATATCATTAAACTCTTTGACTAAGAAGTTGAAACCCGGTGTATACTTCCCCGTTAAAGCAAGTCCATTTACACCTGTTCTAGCAAACAAAAAGAATGGTTTAGCTAAAGGTGTAGCACTAAAGACATCATTTAGACCTTTTGCAAAGCCTGTAAGATCTTGTGTTAATGTTACTTCTTTACGAGCAAACTGTGTAGCTTCATCTATAATATTACCATCTTTGTCAAACACCTGTGCATAGAAATCATCTTCATATGCTTTCATTAAATCTTTGTTTATTTCTGGCAGCTTAATGCCATCAACACTTTGCATGTCTAGGACTCTACGCATAGCTTTTTCACGCATCTTAGCGCGACCAAGAATGTAACCAAACGCATCATCAGTTGCAGCCATAATTTTTGTAGAGTATGTAAACAAGTTAGTATTGTTCATTTGTCTAGCCATGTTAGCCATGCGAAATGCTGCTACTTCACCAGCATCAGCTCTACCGCTATCTTCTGCCCAACGACGTAGTATTTCCCAGTTATCATCTGCCTGTGTATACTCTGAAAAACGTGTCTTGATTGTACGTATATCGCCTTTC